GATATTTCGTTTTATCGATCGTGCGCTGGCAATAGGCGTTCTGGCGTAAGTGGAGAACGAGCATGAACCTTGAAGCCTTACCAAAATATTACTCCCCAAAATCTCCAAAATTGAGCGATGACGCACCGGCGACAGGCTCAGGTGGTTTAACGATTACGGATGTGATGGCTGCGCAGGGGATGGTGCAGTCGAAAGCACCGCTTGGGTTTGCCTTATTCCTGGCAAAAGTTGGTGTTCAGGATCCTCAGTTTGCGATTGAAGGTCTACTCAATCACGCGATGGCACTGGATAACCCGACATTGAACAAATTGAGTGAAGAAACCCGGTTACAGATCATCCCTTACCTTGTGAATTTTGCCTTTGCTGATTATTCCAGGTCTGCGGCAAGTAAGGCTCGCTGTGAGCATTGTGCTGGGACTGGATTTCATAATGTATTGCGCGAAGTGGTGAAACACTCCAGAAGCGGGGTATCTGTTATCAAGGAAGAGTGGGGGAAGGAACTATGTCAGCATTGTCATGGTAAGGGAGAAGTCAGCACAGCGTGCAGAGGGTGTAAGGGTAAAGGTATTGTCCTGGATGAAAAAAGGACCCGACTTCATGGCACGCCTGTTTATAAGATTTGTGGGCGTTGCAATGGAAACCGGTTTAGTCGTTTACCAACCACGCTGGCGCGGCATCATGTCCAGAAGCTGGTACCAGACCTGACGGATTATCAGTGGTACAAAGGATATGCAGATATCATTGATAAACTGGTGACAAAGTGCTGGCAGGAAGAAGCATATGCTGAGGCGCAATTAAGAAAAGTCACGAGATAAATGATTTTCGCCGAAGATGGCGACATGATTCTTGCATTTTTCAAAAAATCTGGTTAGGATTCTCCTAACGATGGGCTTTGTATGTCTGCCGTTAACGAAATCATAACAAACCTCGCTTCGGCGGGGTTTTTGCTTTTCTGGAGGTCAATAATGCAGGGCGAAAAGCAGCAGCCATATTTTTTTAACCCTGGTATGACTGTTGAACAGCTTGAAGACTGGCTGGAGCAGCAAAAGCTTCATCTAAGCCGCTATAACCGTCTGGTAAAAGAAAAAGCAGAGCTTGAAGAACGGCTCAGTGATATTTCTGTGGAAATTGAACGGATGTCTGCTGGTGGTTTTAACGGAAAGTTGAGTTTCCCCAGGGAGTCAAGTCCGCCTCTGAGAAATAATCAACAGGGTAGTGTTTGACTGAAAGTTTTAGTGAGCGGAGAAATTCTGCTGCTTCTTCTGATATGTAATCAGGTTTTAGTCTGTCTGAAATAATAGACAAACTGTCATTAAGATCCCTTCCCCTCATATCTGAGAGGACCAACAGCAATTAAGAGGGGGCTAAATGTCCGATCCGATTTCCGGTACTGGGCTGGCTGGTGGTGCCCTGACGGGTGCCAGTGTTTATGGACTGCTGACCGGAACTGATTACGGCGTTGTATTTGGCGCATTTGCAGGGGCTGTATTCTACATAGCAACAGCAGCAGATCTGAGTGCATCGCGCCGACTGGCATATTTTATCGTGTCATATATTGCCGGGATCCTTTGCTCTGGGTTGGTTGGCTCCAAGCTGGCGAACTTGACCGGATACAGTGATAAACCTCTGGATGCTATTGGTGCCGTAATCGTCTCTGCTTTAGCCGTTAAGATCCTGACGTTCCTGAATAATCAGGATATCGGCTCGCTGGTGGCGCTCATAACGCGCCGGGGAGGTTCAGGTGGAGCTAAATGACCCGACAGCAACTATAAATGCGTTGTTATGTGCTTGTGTTGTTATTACTCTGATGTTTTATCGTCGTGGTGATTCGCGGCATCGTCCTTGGGTTTCACGTTTAGCTTGGTTGATTACTGTTACATACAGTGCTGTTCCGTTGGCCTATCTCTGTGGGATTTATCCCCATTCCTCATGGCCCATTATCGTGGCGAATACTATTTTTCTTTCCGTGCTGGTGGCCGTCAGAGGCAACGTTGCACGTCTGGTTGATCATCTGAGGCACTAATGAACCAACAATTATTTCAAAAGGCGGCTGGTATTAGCGCCGGGCAGGCTGCGCGCTGGTTTCCGCACATTGATGCGGCGATGAAGGAATTCGGCATTACAGCACCAGCGGATCAGGCGATGTTTATCGCTCAGGTAGGCCATGAGTCGATGGGGTTTAGCGCCGTAGTTGAAAATTTTAACTACACGCCATCTGCGCTGGTGGCGACGTTCGGAAAGAGGATCACACAGCAGCAGGCTGATGCCCTTGGCAGAACATCCGGACATGCAGCTCGTCAGGATGCTATTGCCAATCTGGTGTATAGCAACCGGCTGGGTAACAAAGCACCCGGTGATGGCTGGAAATATCGTGGTAGAGGATTAATTCAAATCACTGGCCTCCATAATTATCGCATCTGTGGCGCGGCGCTGAAGTTAGATCTGGTGACTTCACCTGAACAACTGGAACAGGAACTACAGGCTGCGCGCTCAGCTGCATGGTTCTACACCTCTAAAGGTTGCATGATCTACGGTGCCGATATTAACCGTGTTACGCGCATCATTAACGGCGGTTTGAACGGTATTGAGGATCGTAAGGTCCGATACAACAAGGCGCGGGCGGCGCTGCTGGTATGAAGATGAGTTATTGGGCGCTCATTTTAACGTTTATTGCTTGTGTCGCTGGTGGTCTTGTCTGGTCAGCGAATCACTATCATGGAAAGTTTCTGGAGGAGCAGAAGCGTGCTGATGCTGCGGAACAGCGAGCTGATTCTACTGAGGCTATCACCGAGAATGTTCTGCGTACTATGGCAATAACGAACATCATTCAGGAGGCGAATCAACATGCAAAACAGCAGATCGCACTGGAGTCACAGAGAACCCAGGAAGATATCAAAGTGGCTGTTGCGGATGATGATTGTGCTTCACGTCCTGTGCCTGATGTCGCTGCTGACCGGTTGCGGAAGTACGCGGACAGTATACGTGCAGGTTCCAACGATGCCGTTACCGGCGAACCTGCTCGCTGAAACTCCACAGCCAGTTATACCCAATCCTCTGACTTATGGGGATAGTCTTAGTTTGAATGTAAGTCTGCTATCAGCACTGGGGCTATGTAACCGTGATAAGTCTGATCTTCGTAGGCTAGGAGAGCAAAAGTACAATCTACATTTGAATAATAATATTCATTAGGTGAAATATTTTTATTTGACTGTTCTAGTTATTATGCTTTTAGTTACAATACTCTCACTATTAACAGTGAGGTAAAAATGAACGAAAATTATATTGCATATGAGACACTTGTAGCAAACCGTGCTGCTGCTGAGTGGGCTTGTTGGGCAATGATTGCATCTTGGGTGAGTGCTGGAGCTACTATTGTTACTTTGTTTTTGGCGTTCAAGGCATTATTTACGTGGCGGGAACAAGAGAAAACAAAAGTAAAAATAGATTTTAGGAATGCATTAAAGAAATTAAAGACAGCTCTATTATTTATGCCTGTCAATATTGACCCCGAGCAACTCAATGATGAACGAGAGCAAGTTATTGCTAAATGGCTATTTAAAGATGTAGATCTTATTAGCCAGCAAATTGAGTTGGGAGAAGAGAATGTTAAAAGATTTGATGAGCTTTTGAGTATTTTTGATTGTTGCCAATCTTCATGGTTTGCGACAGAGCACTTATTTGATAATACTGAGTTAGAAAAAGTTTGGCATGAGTTCGAGTCTAACTTTAATAAATATATAAATGGTGGTGAGAGTAAGGATTTACTTATGAAAATGCTTGATAAGCTCATCTCTTCTAGATTTGTATTTGAGTCAAGGTAATTGCCTTTGAGCATTTTTCTTTATTATTTTACTTATTATAAATTTTTTATATGCCCCCTAGAATCCCAAAAGCCTGCCGCGTTCGTGGTTGCCGCCAAACTACCACTGATCCGTCAGGCTATTGTGAAAGTCACAAAAGCGAAGGCTGGAAGCAATACAAGCCAGGACAATCCCGTCATCAGCGCGGCTACGGTTCGAAGTGGGACAGTATCCGCGCGCGTGTCCTGAAGCGTGACAAAGGCCTGTGTCAGTTATGTCTGCGTGCCGGTGTGGTGCGTGAGGCGAAAACCGTTGACCACATTATTCCTAAAGCGCATGGCGGCACTGATGCTGACTGCAATCTGCAGAGTCTGTGCTGGCCGTGTCATAAGGCGAAGACGGCCCGTGAACGGCTGAAGTAAGAACCAGTTCCCGCTGCCAGAGGGGAGGGGCGGGTCAAATCCCTGTGACCTGACGTCTTCCGGACTGCCCGCCTCCTCGAATTTTTATGCCCGCGAAAAATGAAATTTAACCAGGAGTGCCGCATATGGCTGGAACGGCGGGGCGTTCCGGGCGTCGCCCCAAGCCTACGGCGCGCAAGGAGCTGGCCGGGAACCCCGGAAAGCGAGCCCTGAATAAAGAAGAACCAGTATTCACACCAATAAATGGGGTTTCTCCTCCGGACTGGTTTAACGAAGAAGATATGCCTCTGGCATCAGTTATGTGGGAACTGACCACCAAAGAATTGTGTGGTCAGGGACTGCTGTGTGTTACGGATTTGGCTGTACTGGAGCGCTGGTGTGTCGCCTACGAGTTCTGGCGGAGAGCAGTAAAAAATATCGCAAAAGAAGGTAACACCATAACTGGCGCTATGGGGGGGAAAATAAAGAACCCTGAACTTACTGCCAAGAAAGAACAGGAATCGGAGATGAGTTCTACTGGTTCTATGCTGGGCCTTGACCCCAGTAGTCGACAGCGCCTTATTGGTCTGGCCGGACAGAAGAAAACATCTAACCCATTCCTGAAGATGATCAACTCATGAGCCGGAAATCATATCCCAACGTTAACGCCGCTAATCAGTATGCCCGCAACGTTGTGCGGGGAAAAATCACGGCATGTCAGTATGTCATTCAGGCCTGCCAGCGTCACATTGATGATATGGCGGCGGAGAAGAGTAAAAGGTTTCGGTACCGCTTTGATAAAGACATGGCTGAGAAAGCTGCAAAGTTTATTCAGTTACTTCCACATACAAAAGGTGAATGGGCGTTCAAACGTATGCCGATTACCCTGGAACCGTGGCAACTTTTCATCGTGTGCTGTGCCTTTGGCTGGGTACAGAAGGGAACAAAGCTTCGTCGTTTTCGTGAGGTCTACACAGAGATACCACGTAAGAACGGGAAATCGGCTATTTCAGCTGGTGTAGCTCTCTACTGTTTCACCTGTGATAACGAATTCGGTGCGGAAGTATACTCCGGCGCCACGACTGAAAAACAGGCGTGGGAGGTATTTCGTCCCGCGCGTCTGATGTGTAAGCGCACACCACTACTGGTGGAGGCATTCGGTATAGAGGTGAATGCCTCAAACCTGAACCGTCCGGAGGATGGTGCCCGCTTCGAGCCGTTGATCGGCAACCCCGGGGACGGGGCATCACCGCACTGCGCAATAGTTGACGAATACCACGAACACCCTACGGATGCGCTCTACACAACAATGCTTACAGGTATGGGCGCGCGCCGACAGCCGCTGATGTGGGCAATAACCACGGCGGGCTACAACATCGAGGGGCCGTGTTACGACAAGCGACGCGAAGTGATTGAGATGCTGAACGGATCGGTGCCGAACAACGAACTTTTTGGCGTGATTTACACGGTTGATGAAGGGGATGACTGGACAGATCCAAAAGTGCTGGAGAAAGCAAACCCGAACATTGGGGTGTCAGTATACCGTGACTTCCTTCTCAGTCAGCAACAGCGTGCTATTAACAATGCCCGCCATGCGGGTGTGTTCAAAACGAAGCATCTCAATGTATGGGTTGCCGCCCGCACAGCATTCTTTAATCTGGTTTCCTGGCAAAACTGTGAGGATAAGACGCTGACGCTGGAACTGTTTGAGGGTCAACCCTGCGTACTGGCGTTCGATCTGGCTCGTAAGCTGGACATGAACAGCATGGCGAGGTTATTTACCCGTGAAATAGACGGGAAAACGCATTTTTACAGCGTGGCGCCACGTTTCTGGGTGCCGTATGACACGGTCTACAGTGTTGAGAAAAATGAGGATCGCCGTACTGCGGAACGTTTTCAGAAATGGGTTGCAATGGGCTTTTTGACAGTAACTGATGGTGCGGAGGTGGATTACCGCTACATCCTTGAAGAGGCCAAAGCTGCGAACAAACTGAACCCGGTCAGCGAATCCCCCATTGATCCATTTGGTGCCACCGGGCTTTCACATGATCTAGCTGATGAAAACCTGAATCCCGTCACTATCATCCAGAATTACGCCAACATGTCCGATCCGATGAAAGAACTGGAAGCGGCGATTGAGTCGGGGCGCTTTCATCATGACGGCAATCCCATCATGACCTGGTGTATCGGCAACGTGGTCGGCAAAACCATTCCGGGTAACGATGACGTGGTGAAGCCTATTAAGGAGCAGGCGGAAAATAAAATCGATGGTGCAGTTGCACTGATTATGGCGGTTGGCAGAGCCATGCTGTACGAGAAAGAAGACACGCTGTCTGACCACATTGAGTCCTACGGGATCCGCTCGCTTTAACTGAGGTAATTATGATCATGCTGATTCTCGCGCCTCTGGTGGGCGTGCTGGGTGCGCTTTTGCTGGCGTATGGTGCCTGGCTGATTTATCCCCCGGCGGGTTTTGTTGTTGCCGGGGCGCTGTGCATGTTCTGGTCGTGGCTGGTGGCGCGATATCTCGACCGTACACAGCAGTCTGTCGGCGGAGGTAAATAGTGTTCTTTTCGGGATTATTTCAACGAAAAAGTGACGCGCCGGTGACCACGCCAGCAGAGCTGGCGGATGCTATCGGGCTGTCATACGACACCTATACCGGAAAGCAGATCAGCAGTCAGCGGGCCATGCGACTGACGGCGGTTTTTTCCTGCGTCAGAGTGCTGGCAGAGTCGGTCGGGATGTTGCCCTGCAACCTGTATCACCTGAACGGCAGCCTGAAACAGAGAGCCACTGGCGAACGTCTGCATAAGCTGATCTCCACGCATCCCAATGGCTATATGACGCCGCAGGAGTTCTGGGAGCTGGTGGTCACCTGTCTGTGCCTGCGGGGCAACTTTTATGCCTACAAAGTGAAAGCATTTGGCGAAGTGGCTGAACTGCTGCCCGTCGATCCCGGTTGTGTGGTGCCGAAGCTTAACAGTAGCTGGGAGCCGGTCTATCAGGTCACATTTCCGGATGGCTCCACGGATGTACTGAGCCAGGAGGATATCTGGCATGTGCGCACGCTGACGCTGGACGGACTGGTGGGGCTGAATCCCATCGCCTATGCCCGCGAGGCAATATCGCTGGCGGCAGCGACCGAAGAGCACGGGGCCAGACTGTTCAGCAATGGCGCGGTGACGTCGGGTGTGTTGCGTACAGAGCAGACGCTGTCGGATCAGGCTTATGAGCGCCTGAAGAAAGATTTTGAGGAGCGTCACACCGGGCTTGGTAATGCTCACCGCCCGATGATCCTTGAGATGGGGCTGGACTGGAAGTCGATGGCGCTGAACGCCGAGGACAGCCAGTTCCTGGAAACCCGCAAGTTTCAGCTTGAAGAAATCTGTCGTCTGTTCCGGGTGCCATTGCACATGGTGCAGAACACCGATCGCGCCACCTTCAACAATATTGAAGAGCTGGGGCTGGGATTTATCAACTATTCACTGGTGCCGTATCTGACCCGCATCGAACAGCGGATCAACACCGGACTGGTACGAAAAAGTAAGCAGGGCGTTTATTACGCCAAATTTAACGCGGGGGCGTTACTGCGTGGGGATATGAAGTCCCGTTTTGAAGCCTATGCCACCGGGATCAACTGGGGGATTTACTCTCCCAATGACTGCCGCGACCTGGAAGATATGAATCCGCGTCCCGGTGGTGATGTCTATCTCACACCGATGAACATGACCACGAAACCCTCCGATGGCAGTAAAGCTGGTAAGCAGAAGGATAACGCCAATGCAGACGAAACAACGTCTTGATGTACCGCTGAGTCTTAAATCTGTCAGTGACTCCGGTGAGTTTGAAGGGTATGGCTCCGTCTTTGGTGTAAAGGACAGCCACGATGATGTGGTGGTGTCCGGGGCGTTTGCCGCTTCCCTGCGGGCGTGGAGTGACAGAAAAGCGTTGCCTGCGCTGCTCTGGCAGCACCGCATGGATGAGCCAGTCGGTGTTTATACCGAAATGAAGGAAGACGATGTCGGTCTGTTCGTCAGGGGGCGGTTACTCATCGATGACGATCCCCTGGCAAAACGCGCACACGCACATATGAAGGCCGGTTCGTTAACCGGCCTTTCTATTGGGTATGTACTGAAAGACTGGGAATACGACCGGAGCAAAGAAGTCTTTCTGCTGAAAGAGATCGACCTCTGGGAAGTCAGTCTGGTGACATTCCCGTCCAACGACGAGGCGCGTATCAGCGACGTCAAGAACGCACTGGCCCGCGGGAAAATTCCCGAACAGAAAAAGATTGAAAGAGTCCTGCGTGATGTCGGTCTCTCCCGTACCCAGGCCAAAGCATTCATGGCCGGGGGCTATGGCGCACTGTCCCTGCGCGACGCTGAGGATGTGGGCTCTGCACTGAATGCACTGAAGAATCTGAACTTTTAATCAGGAGAAACACAATGGCTGTTGATATCAAAGATGTGGAACAGGTCGCGCAGGATCTGCAGCAGAAGTTTGACGACTTTAAAGCGAAGAATGACAAGCGCGTTGATGCGATTGAGCAGGAAAAAGGCAAGCTGGCCGGGCAGGTGGAAACCCTGAACGGAAAACTCAGCGAACTGGAGAGCCTGAAAAGCGATCTCGAAAAAGAGTTGCTTGAGCTGAAGCGTCCGGCGGGTGGAGCGCAAAACAAGGTGGCTACAGAACATAAAGACGCTTTCGTCGGCTTTCTGCGTAAAGGCCGCGAAGACGGTCTGCGCGATCTGGAACGTAAGGCGTTGCAGGTGGGCACTGATGAAGATGGTGGTTATGCCGTGCCGGAAGAGCTGGATCGTAGCATTCTCAGCCTGCTGAAAGATGAGGTGGTGATGCGCCAGGAGGCCACGGTGATCACCGTGGGCGGTTCAGACTATAAAAAACTGGTGAATCTGGGTGGTACGGCTTCCGGATGGGTGGGCGAAACTGACACGCGTCCCCAGACCGCTACTTCCAGGCTGGGACTGATTGAGCCTTTCATGGGGGAAATCTACGGCAACCCGCAGGCCACCCAGAAAATGCTGGATGATGCCTTCTTCAACGTGGAGGCATGGATCAACAGTGAACTGGCGACCGAATTTGCCGAACAGGAGGAAATTGCCTTTACCACTGGTGACGGCACCAAGAAGCCGAAAGGGTTCCTGGCCTATGAATCCACCGATGAGTCCGATAAGGCACGTGCGTTCGGTAAACTTCAGCATATTGTATCCGGCGAAGCGACGACGGTGACCGCAGACGCCATTATCAAACTGATTTACACGCTGCGTAAGGCACACCGCACTGGCGCGAAGTTCATGATGAACAACAACAGCCTGTTTACCATCCGTCTGCTGAAAGACACCGAGGGTAACTATCTGTGGCGTCCGGGGCTGGAACTGGGGCAACCGTCCTCTCTGGCGGGTTACGGTATCGCTGAAAACGAGCAGATGCCGGATATCGCTGCAGATGCGAAAGCCATTGCATTTGGTAACTTCAAGCGGGGTTACACCATCGTAGACCGTATCGGCACCCGCATTCTGCGTGATCCGTACACCAATAAACCGTTTGTCGGTTTTTATACCACCAAGCGCACCGGTGGCATGCTGGTCGACTCGCAGGCCATCAAACTGCTGAAGATTGCTGCGGCGTAATCACTCAGGGGCGCTGAACTGCGCCCCCTGTTCTGACGGGTGAAGAATCATGATCCTGAAACAAGATCTGAAATGGTCACCGGACGGTATGCGCGTTGAGGTCATTCGGGCCGGTGAGTATGACGACGGGGCGCTTCCTGCCCGGGTGCAGGAGATTGCACTTCAGGCCGGGTTAGCAGATCGCGGAACCAGTGCAAAAAGCAGTAAAGCGACAAAAGAGAAAAAAGCCACGACCAGTAAAGAGGGCTGAGTATGCTTCTGACAATGGAAGAGATTAAAGCCCAACTCCGGCTGGATGAGGATTTCGATACTGATGACCGCCATCTGCAACTGCTGGCCTGTGCGGCGCAAAAGCGGACGGAAACGTATCTGAACCGGAAGCTCTATGCGCCGGATGAAACCATTCCGGACAGCGATCCTGACGGACTGCTCCTGCAGGATGATATCCGTCTGGGGATGTTGATGCTTATCAGTCATTTCTACGAAAACCGATCTTCCGTTACGGAAGTGGAAAAACTCGACATGCCACAGAGCTTTGGCTGGCTTGTCGGTCCATACAGGTACTTTCCACAATGAAAATTCGTCAGGCGCAGACCAGCGCAACTTACATATTGCCTGACCCCGGCGAGCTGGATAAACGGATAGCGATTCGCCTGCGTGTGGATGAGCCGAATGATGATTTTGGCGTGTCCCCCTCGTATACGGAGGAGATCTGCACCTGGGCGAAGATGGCCCAGCCCGGAGCGGCGGCCTATCAGGGCTCCGTACAGACGGAAAAAATCGTGACGCACTATTTCACGATCCGCTGGCGCCGGAATATTACCGCCGATCATGAAGTGTTCTGCGACGGGCAGGTTTACCGCATCCGGCGCATACGCGACCTGAACAGCAAACGTCGTTTCCTGTTGCTCGAATGCGAGGAACTGGGCACTGAACGGGCAGAGGGCTATGCAGAACAAAGCGTTTTTACACGTTGATTTTGAACAGCCGGAAACGCTTGTTTTTAACCGGGCGCGTTTGCGCCGGGCGTTTGTCTGTATCGGGCAGGTACATATGCGTGATGCCCGCCGCCTGGTCATGAAGCGGGGGCGTTCCGGACCCGGAGATAATCCTTCATACAGAACGGGAAAACTGGCACGCTCCATCGGGTATTACGTTCCGCGGGCATCCAGTCGCCGTCCGGGATTGATGGTGAAAATTGCCCCTAATCAGAAGAACGGGGAAGGAAACCGCCCGATCTCAGGCGCATTTTACCCTGTATTTCTGTTTTACGGTGTACGGCGCGGCGCAAAACGTAAAAAAGGGCATCACCGGGGGGCCTCCGGTGGCAGCGGCTGGAAAATTGCTCCCCGCAACAACTACATGACGGAGGTACTGGAACGACGCCGCAGCTGGACCCGTTACATACTGTCCCGCGAGCTGCGTAAATCCCTCCGACCTCAACGCAGGAAGAAAAAATGAAACTAACCCCGATTATTGCGGCGCTTCGCGCCCGATGTCCGTTGTTTGAAAACCGTGTTGGCGGTGCCGCGCAGTTCAAGGCAATCCCGGAAGCTGGAAAGCTCAGGCTGCCAGCAGCGTATGTCGTTCCATCTGAAGATGTCACCGGCGAGCAGAAGTCGCAGACGGACTACTGGCAGGATTTGACGGAGGGTTTTTCCGTCATCGTGGTGCTCAGCAACGAACGGGATGAAAAAGGGCAGTGGGCATCCTATGACGCCGTTCATGACGTCAGGCAGCTTATCTGGAAAGCGCTGCTGGGCTGGGAGCCGGATCCGCAGGCGCATGAAATTCAGTACGCAGGTGGTATGTTGCTGGATCTGAACCGCCACGAACTCTATTACCAGTTCGACTTCACGGCGAAGTATGAAATCACCGAAGAGGACTCCCGCCAGCAGGAAGACCTGGACGTATTACCCGACCTTAAAACGCTCAGTATTGATGTTGATTTTATCGAGCCCGGTACAGGGCCAGACGGCAACATTGAGCACCACACCGGGATTACCCTCCCGTAATAACTTCTCCAGGGAATATGAATGTTTGTAAAACCTGTAAAAGGGCGATCGGTTCCCGATCCGGCCCATGGCGACCTGTTACCTGAAGAAGGTCGAAATGTTGATGAGAATAACTACTGGCTGCGCCGCGAGGCCGCTGGTGATGTCCGGCGCACGAATAAAAAGGTGAAAACAAATGGCGATTAGTTTTAATTCCATTCCGTCAGATACGCGGGTTCCTCTGTTTTATGCCGAGATGGATAACTCGGCGGCAAATACCGCACGGGACAGCGGGGCATCACTGCTGATTGGTCATGCCAGCAATGATGCGTCAATTGCCGTCAACAGTCTTGTTCTGGTGTCATCGGTTGATTATGCCCGTCAGATTTGCGGTGCCGGAAGCCAGCTGGCCCGTATGGTCGGGGCGTACCGTAAGACCGATCCATTTGGCGAACTGTATGTCATTGCCGTACCTGAATCCACAGGCGCGGCAGCAACCGTCGCTTTGACGGTAACTGGCGAAGCGACGGAAACCGGAACGGTGAATGTCTATACCGGCCGAACCCGCGTTCAGGCTCCCGTGACCAGCGGTGATGACGCTGCGGCGGTGGCTGTGAGCATTAAGGATGTGGTCAATGCAAACCCTGATCTTCCCTTTACGGCAACATCAGAAGCGGGGGTGGTGACACTGACTGCGCGCCACAAGGGGTTATATGGAAATGAAATTCCGGTCACTCTCAATTATTACGGCTTTGGCGGTGGGGAGGTGTTACCGGCGGGTGTGAATATTACGGTTGCCAGCGGCGTGAAGGGGGCTGGTGCGCCAGCTCTTAACGACGCGGTGGCAGCGATGGGAGATGAGCCGTTCGATTATATCGGCCTTCCGTTTAACGACACGGCATCGGTGAACACGATGGCAACTGAAATGAATGATTCCAGCGGTCGCTGGAGTTATGTCCGGCAGTTGTATGGTCACGTTTATACGGCGAAGACGGGGACTCTGTCGGAGCTTGTGGCCGCGGGTGACCAGTTTAACCTGCAGCACATCACCCTGGCGGGCTATGAGAAAGACACCCAGACGCCTGCTGATGAACTGGCTGCAAGCCGTACTGCCCGTGCTGCGGTTTTTATCCGTAACGATCCGGCGCGCCCGACCCAGACCGGGGAACTGGTGGACATGCTGCCGGCACCGAAAGGCAAACGCTTCACGACGACTGAACAGCAGACGTTACTTTCCCACGGTGTGGCAACGGCGTATGTGGAAAGCGGCGTGCTGCGTATTCAGCGGGATATCACGACGTACAGGAAAAATGCGTATGGTGTGGCGGATAACAGCTACCTTGACAGCGAGACGCTGCATACCAGTGCTTATGTGTTGCGCCGTCTGAAATCTGTTATTACCAGTAAATACGGGCGCCATAAACTTGCTAATGATGGTACGCGTTTCGGGCCTGGTCAGGCCATTGTCACGCCTGCCGTTATCCGTGGTGAGCTGGGATCAACATATCGCCAGATGGAGCGGGAAGGCATCGTGGAAAACTTCGATCTGTTCCAGCAACATCTGATAGTGGAGCGTAACGCGAACGATTCGAACCGCCTGGATGTGCTGTTTCCGCCTGATTATGTCAATCAGTTACGTGTGTTTGCGGTGCTTAACCAGTTCCGTCTGCAGTATAGCGAGGAGGCTGCATAATGGGAAAAATTGCGGGAACAACGTATTTCAAAATCGACGGACAGCAACTGTCGGTAACCGGAGGGATTGAAGTCCCCATGAACACCAAAGTTCGTGACGACGTGATTGGCCTGGATGGTTCCGTTGACTACAAGGAAACCAGCCGGGCACCGTATACGAAGGTGACCGCCAAAGTGCCGAAAAGCTTCCCGGTCGATAAAATTACGTCTTCTGATGTTATGACCATCACATCAGAGCTGGCAAATGGTCAGGTGTATGTTCTCTCAAACGCCTGGCTGCACGGCGAAGCCAACCATAACCCGGAAGAGGGCACCGTGGATCTTGAGTTCCACGGTGAGGAGGGATTTTACCAGTGATAAAAGAACTTGTGCTCAAAAAGCCGATTATGGCGCATAACGAAAAGCTTCATGTGCTGGAGCTGCGCGAACCGTCCTACGATGAAATCGAAGCCATTGGTTTTCCGTTCACCGTTTCCGGTGACGGCGGCGTCCGGCTGGACAGTTCGGTTGCGCTGAAATATATCCCTGTGCTGGCAGGTATTCCACGCTCCTCGGCAGCGCAACTGGCAAAACTGGATATTTTCAAAGCCTGTATGTTGATCCTCAATTTTTTTACCCGGTCGGAGACGGAGGAGGACTCAGAAAGCGGGTCTACAACACCGCATACTTCTGGCGAATAAACCCCCTGGAGCTCCGGCGGGCGGCAATATCCGATTTTCTGGAGCTGGAGTCGGAGGCTGTCCGTATCAATGAGGAAATGAAGCATGGCTGACAGTTTCCAGTTAAAGGCCATTATCACTGCCGTTGACCAGTTATCGGGTCCGCTGAAAGGGATGCAGCGGGAACTGAAGGGATTTCAGAAAGAAATGGCCGGGCTGGCGATCGGTGCTGCTGCTGCCGGGACCGCTGTTCTTGGGGCGCTGGCGCTGCCCGTGAATGCTGCGATCGGCTTTGAGTCAAAAATGGCTGACATCCGGAAGGTGGTTGACGGCCTGGATGATAAAAAAGCATTCGCGCAGATGAGTGACGATATCCTGACGCTGTCCACACAGTTACCGATGGCGGCGGAGGGAATTGCAGAGATCGTGGCGGCGGGCGGGCAGGCAGGCATTGCCCGCGGCGATTTGATGCAGTTTGCGAACGATGCAGTGAAAATGGGTGTGGCGTTTGATACCACTGCCGAAGAGTCCGGTCAGATGATGGCGCAGTGGCGGACAGCGTTCAAACTGACGCAGGAAGACGTGGTTGTCCTGGCCGATAAAATCAACTATCTGGGGAATACCGGCCCGGCAAATGCGAAGAAAATTTCTGATATCGTGACGCGGATTGGTCCGCTTGGCGGTGTTGCCGGAGTGGCATCTGGCGAAATTGCCGCGATGGGCGCCACCATTGCCGGGATGGGGGTTGAATCGGAGATAGCATCCACCGGCATCAAAAACTTTATGTTGTCCCTTACGGCGGGCAAATCGGCAACGAAGTCGCAGAAGCGGGCAATGGCCTTTCTGAAACTGAATCCGGCGCAACTGGCCGCAGATATGCAGAAGGATTCGCGCGCGGCGATGCTGAAAGTGCTGGACTCACTGGCGAAGGTGCCGAAAGCAAAACAGGCATCCGTCATGAATGCCCTGTTCGGGAAAGAGTCTTTAGGGGCGATAGCGCCACTGCTGACTAATCTTGATTTACTGCGCACCAATTTTAATCGTGTTGCGGATGCCCAGGAATATGGCGGCTCGATGCAGAAGGAATATGCATCACGCGCAGCCACAACAGAAAACCAGCTGGTTCTGCTGAAAAACAGCGTCAATGCGATTTCGGTAACGCTGGGCGATACCTTCCTGCCCGCCATTAACGAAGCTGCAGAAGCGGTTATGCCTTACCTGGAGCAGCTCCGGACATTCGTTCGCGCGAATCCTGAACTGGTTCAGTCTGCGGCGAAGTTCGGTGCGGCGCTGCTGGCTGTTGGCGTATCCATCGGCAGCCTGTCCCGGGCTGTCAAAATCCTGAACAGTGTCATTAATCTCTCTCCGGCGAAAGTCGCCATTGCGGCGCTGGTGGCCGGCGCTATGCTGATCATTGAGAACTGGGACGATGTTGCTCCGGTGATTAAGGCGGTATGGCAGGAGATCGATAACGTTGCGCAGGAGATGGGCGGATGGGAGACGGTGATTGAAGGGGTTGGTCTGGTTATGGCTGGTTCTTTTACCGTCAGGACCATTGGTGCCCTGCAGCAGTCCGTCCTGCTGGCCGGACGGCTTTCCGGCCTGCTGGGTAAAATTGGCCGGATGGGGGCCATGACGCTGACAATTGGCGTGGCGGTGTCACTCTTTAAAGAGCTTAAGGATCTGGAGCAGGGGGCGAAGGATGCGGGTATGGATGCTGGCGCATTCGCTGTACAGAAGCTGCAAACGAAGGAGCGTGAACGCGGGTATAACGGTTTTATTCCCAGACTCAAAGAGCTTCTTGGTATGGACACCCCGATTCCGCAGGGGCGTTATCAACCTTATGTGCCACTGACCCGGCGTTCTGGCGTACTCGAGCGAGCTGCCCCGCCATCAACGCAGCGCAGTGAACTCAAAGTGACATTTGAGAATGCACCACAGGGCATGAGGGTGCTGGACATACCGAAAACGGGAAATCCTTTAATGAACATTACCCATGATGTAGGGTATTCTCCCTTCAGTAATAAATAATATCTGGAGATGGAGTATGAATAAAATATTGGTTGCTGCTTGTGTGATGGTTTTGTCTTTCCCTGTATTCGCAAAAAAAACACCTACAACTGATTTCGTCAATGAAATTGAAGCAGCAATAAACTCAACAGGAGAGGTCTCTACATCTCTGGATATTACTTGTCCTGCTCAATCAGCAAGCGGGCGTGTTTTGGTTACTCATGCCGATTATACTTATGGGATGAGCAAGGGGGTGTTTGTATTCAAAAACACAGACGATACTCCTGCAGAAATGAAAAGTATTATTCCAATCCATCCAAACAACGACATCATGTCAGATATCATAAGTGGTTGGGATTTTGGTTTTATAATTCGCGGTGGACAATTTTTCGTGAAAGTTATGAAAAATGGTGAAGTGAAAGCAGGAATAAATAAAAACGGCACGTCCGGTGTTACGGAAGTCAAATGTAAAGTGACAAAACCGTAATAATCACTTTATCGACGACATAGAAGCCCGCTTAATGCGGGTTTTCTTTTGGGGTAACTATGGCTTTTTTCTCCTCAACAGGCTGGCGCGGTCGCCTGCGTGATGCATCATTTCGTGGAGTACCTTTCTCCGTTGAAGATGATGAAAGCACGTTTGGACGCCGCGTACAGGTACATGAATATCCGAACAGGGATAAGCCCTGGACGGAGGATTTAGGTCGCGCCACGCGCCGCCTGACGATAAATGCTTATCTTGTCGGTGATGATTACGCAGACAGGCGGGATCGTCTTATTGGTGCCATTGAAACCGCAGGCCCTGGTACGCTGGTCCATCCGCAGTATGGCGAAATGCAGGGCAGCATTGACGGACAGGTCAGGATCACTCACAGCAGTACAGAAGGGCGCATGTGTCGTGTCTCCTTTCAGTTTGTGGAAAGTGGGGAACTTTCTTTTCCGGTGGTGGGAATGGCAACGGCGAAGCGCCTGGAAACGTCAGGCGGGCTTTTCGATGATGCGATTGACAGTATGTTTTCCACATTCTCGTTGTCAGGTATTTCTGATTTTATCCAGAACGATGTCATTGCCGATGCTGCCTCCATGCTGGGCGATGTTGCCGATGCTTTCAGGATGGTTGACTCCGGCGTGTCTGCCGCAATGCGGCTGTTACAGGGGGATTTGTCTGTCATTCTGATGCCACCGAGCGCCGCAAGTGATTTCGTTAACGCACTGCAAAAAGCCTGGCGCTCAGGTGACAGGCTCAGAGGCAGTACATCGGATCTGGTCACGATGATAAAAACGATGTCAGGTATCACGCTTGATCCCGGTCTTTCCCCCCGTGGCACCTGGCCCACTGACTCCGGATCTGCTGCGAAACAGAAAATGCAACGCAATATGATCGCAGCCGCCATCAGGACAACAGCCATCAGCACAGCCGTCCACGCCGTGACAACACTGAAGCAGCCGCGTGATGTACCTGGTGTCCGGGGCGTAAATCAGCCTGCAGGAACAGGCCGTGACTCAGACATTGTCACTGTCATGCACCCGGCGCTGGATGGTGTACAGACGGTCAGTAATGGCAGCTCTCCACCGAATTATGAAGATCTGAAAGCTATCCGGACCGCGCTCAATGCTGCGATTGACCAGGAGCAGTTGCGTATCCGGGATGATGTGCTTTTCCAGCAAATTTCCGTTATGCGGACGGATCTCAATCGCGATATTTCTGCACGACTGGCACAGGTTGAACGTACTGCATTGCGAACGCCTGATGATGTTCTGCCTGCACTGGTACTGGCTGCAGCCTGGTATGACGACGCCGGGCGGGAATCTGACATCCTCACTCGTAATCCCGTTCCCCATCCGGGATTTATCCCGGTTGAGCCGCTGAGGGTTCCGGTACGATGAATAATACGGTTTTTTTACGCGTCAACGGGCGAGACTGGGGAGGATGGACGTCGGTACGGATAAGTGCGGGCATTGACCGTATTGCCCGGGACTTTAATGTCTCGATCACCCGGCAGTGGCCTGGTGGAGAAGACGTACCGCCAGTAAAAAATGGTGACGCTGTTGAGGTACTCATTGGCGATGATTTAGTCATTACCGGCTGGGTTGAGGCGTTGCCACTACGTTATGATGCGCAGACCATTATGACGGGCATTGTCGGGCGCAGCAAAACGGCAGATCTTATCGACTGTTCTGCATCACCTGCACAGCATAACGGGAAAAATTTATTCCTGATCGCCAGCGCACTTGCCCGGCCATTCGGCGTGGACGTTGTTGATGCCGGCGCGCCGGCAGCCGCCGTTATTGAGGCTCAGCCGGAACATGGTGAAACGGTTGTGGACTGTCTGAACAGGCTGCTTGGACAGGCTCAGGCGCTGGCATATGACGACGAACGGGGACGGCTGGTTCTCGGCAGGCCGGGCAGTATGAAAGCAGCCACGGCTCTGGTACTTGGCGAGAATATTCTTTCCTGTGATACCGAGCGTAGTGTTCGCGAGCGTTTCTCCAGTTATCTGGTTACGGGGCAGCGTCCTGGTACGGATGACGATTTCGGCGAGGCAACCATTGCTGCTATCCGGCAGAGTACTGGTGATGCAGGCGTCACGCGGTATCGTCCCCACACCATTCAGCAGTCAGGTACTGCCACGACTGACAGCTGCAAATCCCGCTGTGAATTTGAAGCCCGTCAGCGTGCGGCGAAAACGCTGGAAACCACCTATACCGTACAGGGATGGAGACAGGGGAATGGCGAATTGTGGAAACCGAATCAGGCCGTGGTGGTGTATGACCCGCTAAACGGTTTTGACAATGAAACGCTGGTGATCGCCGAAGTGACGTACAGTCAGGACAATAACGGCACCCTGACCGAAATCCGGGTGGGGCCTGCGGATGCTTATCTTCCTGAACCATTCAGGCCGAAAACGAAGAAAAAAGTCAGTGAGGAGGCGGATTTCTGATGGCTAACCATCCTCTTCAGAACATGATAACGCGCGCCGTCATTACCGCGATTGATACCGTCAGAAAATGCCAGACTGCCGGACTGAAACTTATTGCCGGTGAAAAAAAAGAAAATGTGGAGCATCTTGAACCTTACGGTTTCACTTCTGCAGCACAGAATGGCGCAGAAGCGGTGGTATTGTTTCCCGGCGGTGACCGTTCGCACGGAGTGGCTGTGGTTGTGGCTGACCGCCGCTTCAGACTGAAAGGGCTGGCGCGCGGGGAAGTCGCGCTATATGACGATCAGGGGCAGTCGGTCACATTAACCCGTGCCGGAATAGTGGTAAATGGCGGCGGAAAGCCAGTTATTTTCACGAATGCCACTAAAGCACGTTTTGAAATGCCGATCGAATCCACTGGCGATATCAGGGACAACTGTGACAGCAGTGGAAAAACGATGGCTGAAATGCGCACGACCTATAACGGTCATACCCATAAAGAAAATGGCGATGGCGGCGGTATAACCGATAAGCCTGGCCAACCCATGAGCTGACATCATGATCCTTTATGTTAATGGAATCCGTAATGATGCCACGGCTTCGCTCGACCTTCTGACGCGGGCAGTGGTGATTTCTCTTTTTACCTGGCGCCGGGCGGAGCGGGATGACAGGACCCCACAGCCATACGGCTGGTGGGGGGACACCTGGCCTGCTGTTCAGAATGACCGCATCGGTTCCCGCCTCTACCTGCTGAAACGCCGCAAACTCACCAATAAAACGCCGCAGGATGCCCGTGAATACATGCAGCAGGCGCTGGCGTGGATGACAGACGATGGCGTGGCGGCACGTATTGATGTGACATCTGAACGCACAGGAACAGATACCCTGGCAGCTGGCGTGACGATATATCAGCGGGACGGGGTAATTCACAATATTACATTCGATGATATATGGAGCGAACTTAATGGCTGACAGTCAATTTGCACGTCCTGAACTTCCTCAGTTGATTGCTACCATTCGCAGCGATTTACTGACCCGTTTTCAGCAGGATGTTGTGTTACGTCGCATGGATGCCGAGGTTTACAGCCGGGTACAGGCTGCTGCCGTACATACGCTGTATGGTTATATCGATTATCTGGCCCGGAATATGCTGCCTGATATGTGTGATGAGGACTGGCTTTACCGTCACGCGAGTATTAAGCGTTGTCCCAGGAAAAATGCCGTATCTGCGAAGGGATTTGCACGCTGGGATGGTATTGCCGGAAGGCCGGAGATCCCCGCGGGTACACAGATTCAGCGGGATGATCAGGTTACATTCACGACCCTGCAGACGGTGAAAGCTTCCGGCGGCCTGTTACGTGTGCCGGTTATTGCTGATGTGGCGGGAACTGCCGGTAATACTGACGATGGTACGGCGTTACGCCTTGGTACGCCGATTACTGGTATTCCTTCTACAGGTTACGCTGACACTCTGACCGGGGGGGCTGATACAGAGGAGCTTGAAACGTGGCGCGCGCGCGTCATGGCGCGCTATTACTGGATACCACAGGGGGGCGCTGATCCTGATTACGTCATCTGGGCAAAGGAAGTCGCAGGAATAACCCGTGCGTGGACATTCCGCCATTATAAGGGGACCGGCACCGTTGGTGTGATGGTGGCTACCAGTAACCCGGTTAATCCGGCTCCTGGCGACGATCTCGTTAAGGCTGTACGTGACCATATTTTGCCGCTGGCACCTGTTGCTGGCGGCGGACTCTTTGTTTTCGCTGCCACTGAAAAAAGCATTCCGGTAACAGTCGCACTGGCCAAAGATACCCCGGAAATTCGTACTGCCATTATTGCGGAGCTAAATGCGCTGATGCTACGTGATGGCGCGCCGTCCGGAAAAATTTATGTTTCGCGAATCAGCGAGGCGATAAGCCTGGCGACCGGGGAAGTGGCACATCAGCTGCGTGTGCCGGCGGCAGATGTGGTACTGGGAAAAACTGAACTTCCTGTCCTGGGGAATATAACCTGGGCCACCTATACCGGGGAGAACGGATAACTATGGCATTACAGGACGAATATACGCAGTTACTTTATCACCTTCTGCCGGAAGGGCCTGCCTGGGACGGAGAAAATCCACTGATTGAAGGGCTGGCGCCGTCGCTGAACCGGGTACATCAGAGAGCGGATGAACTGATGGCTGAAATTGACCCGGCCAGAACTACGGAACTCATAGACCGTTATGAACAGCTGTATGGCCTGCCTGATTCCTGTGCACCGGAAGGCGTGCAGACATTACAGCAGCGCCAGCAACGTCTGGATGCAAAGGCGAATGTTGCCGGTGGTATAAACGAGAGGTTTTATCGGGAACAGCTTGATGCGCTGGGGTATACCGCTGCCACCATTGAGCAGTTTCAGAATCTCGACAGCACACCCGATCCTGAATGGGGGGAATTCTGGCGTTACTACTGGCGTGTGAATATTCCGGCTGATGCGAACATCAGCTGGCAGACCTGTACAAGCACCTGCGACTCTGCGATCAGAACGTGGGGC